CAGACGCTTGACCTCGGCCTTGTCGTTGTCGCGCATTGCATTGAATACCTGCTTGCGCAGGGTCTTCTCTGTCTCTGTTGCGTCGTCGTAAGCGCCCATCTGGTTTCCCTCCTGTTGCGGGACAAATGTCCCGTTGACGAACATATAGCGATGCGGTGATACTGCGTCAACCCATGAAAGGAGGGTATCGTGAAAAATGTCACTACACGTCATGTCCCCGGCAAGCGCCGGGTGACGTTCTACCTGTCGGAGGAGATCGCCAAGCGGCTCGAGGAGCGGGTCGAGGCGGTCAACAAACTGTCGGCGCCCAACAAGGCGAGCATGAGCGTGGTCGCCGACCAGCTCCTCGATCACGCCATCGCCACGACCGGCCCAGGGGCGCAGGCATGACCGAGGGAAGCAACACCATTGCAGGCGACAAGATCAAGAGCGTGATCGATCGCGTCGAGAACCTGATGCAGGAGCGAAAGAACATCACCGAGGACATCCGCGAGGTGTTCATCGAGGCCAAATCGGTCGGCCTGGATCCATCCATCATCAGAGAGCTGATCAAGCTGCGGGCGATTGAGCGTGATGCACGGCAGGAGAAGGCCGCGCTGCTCGAGAGCTACTCTGTGGCAGCGCAGCTCGACCTCTTCTGATGCGCGTACTGGTGGGCTGCGAGATCTCGGGCCGGGTGCGCGATGCCCTCTGCAGGCTCGGCCATGACGCATGGTCCGTAGATCTGGACGGCCCGGCGCAGGAGCCGGAACTGTTTGAGCGGCAACAGTTTCCTGATCGGCATATCCAAGGGGATGTGTTTGAGGTTATCGACAGGGGCGGCTGGGACATGATCCTAGCCTTCCCCGACTGCACATACCTGTCATCCTCTGGGCTCCACTGGAACGGGCGCGTACCGGGCCGTGCGGCAAAAACGGAGATGGCCGTGACCTTCGCCCGCATGCTGATAGACACGCCTGCGGCCCCACGGGTGGCCGTGGAAAACCCGATAGGCTGCCTCTCGACGCGCATCCGCAAGCCTGACCAGATCATTCAGCCCTATCACTTTGGCGAGGATGCGAGCAAGGCTACATGCCTGTGGCTCAAGGGTTTGCCCGAGCTGGCCGGGACCGAGTATGTGCCCCCCCGCATCGTCAACGGAAAAAAGCGGTGGGCGAACCAGACCGACAGCGGTCAGAACCGCCTCGGCCCATCTCCGAAACGCGCAAGAGAGCGCGGTCTCACATATCCAGGCATATCCGATGCCATGGCGCTACAATGGGGGGGTGCGCCGTGACCCCCGGCCCGCAGCGAAAACATAAGTACGGCGCCAGGGGCGTCCGCACAGAGGATGGGTTCTTCCCATCACAGCGCGAACACAGGCGCTGGGAGGAGCTGAAGCTCCTGCAGATGGCAGGCGAGATCACAGACCTCGAGCGCCAGGTGGCGATGCCCTGCGTCGTCAACGAAATCAAGGTGGCGCGACCCGTGATCGACTTCCACTACCGCAGGGTCGGTGGCGAGGAGGTGTACGAGGATGTCAAAGGCTACATCAAGAGTTCGGATCCTGTGACGCGGATCTGGAAACTACAGCACAAGTTGCTGAAGGCCCTATACAACATAGAAGTGGAGATTGTGAAATGACCAAGAAGGAAGCAGCCACCGTCGAGGATGACGGCAAGAACGAAGTGACTACCCGCCTCACCGAGCGGCACATGGCATGGGTCGAGGCCCGCGCTCGCATGGATGGACGGACGCCCGCGCAGCAGGTCGAGAAGATCATCCGTGAGGCCTGGGCCAACGACCCCTACAAGAAGGAGGTGGTGAGCTACGGCCGGGACGTTGCCCTGGGCGGATCCATGCCTGCGGCCGACTTCAAGCCGTGACGCCGCGCATCGACATCTCCGACGAGATGCTGCGCCAGAGCGAGGCCTTCGGCCGGGCTGTCGTGGCATCCTACGCGGCTGGCGCGAAGGCCCGCTCGAAGAGGATGGCGATGCACGACATCGACAAGGATCCCAGGATGCAGGCCGTCGGTCGGGTCGGGGAGGTGGCTGCGGCCATCTACCTCGGCCTCGACCCTCGGGCCGATCTCGACTGGGGATCCGTCGCCACCGACGCGGGATCCGACTTCAGCCTCCCCGTCGGGTCGGTCGATGTCAAGGCAACCAACCACAGCCGAGCCCGGCGATTGATCTGGCCGGTGAACAAGCGGGCGATCTTTGAGGAGGCCTGCGCAGACATCCTGATCCTGGCCGTGGTCGCACCCGATCTCCGATCGGCAGAGCTGCGAGGATGGCTGCTGCGCGAGGACTTCACCAAGATGCGAAAGACGGCAGGACCGGCTGACGCGCTGATGCAGGGGACATGGTACGTCGATCAGGACCACCTGATGCGGCTTGCAGTCCTGCGCCAGTGGGTCCACAATGCATCACCACACAAACAGGAGGGAACCTGATATGTCTACTGGACGCCATAGCTACGTCCGTTTCTTTGCGAGCGACTGGATCGCCGGGACCGCGCGGATGACACCGATGCAGGAGCTGGTCTATCTGCGCATCTGCTGCGTGATCTGGGACAAGGCAGCGCCCTGCCCGGAGGCCGAGCTACCCCTCATGCTGGGGTCCATCGATGGCTGGGACGTCATCGTCGAGAACCTTGTCGCAGCCGGGAAGCTCGAGGTCGTGGAGGGAGGCATCGTGAACGCGCGAGCCATGGAAGAGGCAATGATTTCGCTCGAGCTGTGGGAGCGTAAGAGCGCGGGAGGTCGACGGGGCGCCAGGGCCGTCAACAAGCAACGTCGGAACGACGTCATCGATGATGTCGATGATGTCGATGATGTTGTGGAAGAATGTGGAAAGCGCGACACTCCCGACGACACTCCCGACGACACTCTCGACGAGACTGCCGTCGACACTCCCGACGAGACAGGGGGGGGTGTCTCGACGCATAACCAGAACCAGAACCAGAACCATAACCAGAGTTACTCTTCGAGTAACACGCGCGGGCGCGAGGCGATGTTCGATCAGTTCTGGGAAGCCTATCCCCACAAGGTGGGAAAAAAAGCAGCTCGAAAGAGCTTCGACACCGCGATCAAGACAACCGACGTCGAGACAATGCTGACCGCCGTGAGGCGGTACATTTCAAACAAACCTGTGGACAGGCAATTCTGCAATCCTGCAACCTGGCTCAATCAGGGTCGCTGGGAGGATGTCCCCGCAGAAGGTGGCACCAGAGCCAACGTCTCACAGAAACCCCAAGGCCCGAAAGAGCCGCCCATCAGCATCACCTGGGAGGCGGAGCCTCGAGATTGGGCAAGGTTCAGAAACGTCGTAAAATCTCGCATCGGATCCTCCTCGTGGAAGGTGTATTGGGAGAAGCTCATGCCACACGCCCCAGGAACAGCGACAGCTCCAGAGCCTCCCCAGACGCAGGTCGCCACGGTCAAAGGCCTCGCCGATCACAACAGCATCGGGATGATGATCAATGGCTAATCCGAAGCCGACCGTCGAGGACATCACGCCGCTCCAGGATCTCTGGTGCAGCGCGTATGTCGGTGAGGCTCGATACAACGCACAAGAGGCAGGTCGCATCGTGGGGATCTCCGTCGATTACGCGAAGGAGCTGCCCCACAAAACCCACATCAAAGAGCGGATCGCCCAGCTCCAGGCTGATACGGCCAAGCGGCTGCAGGTCGCCGAGAACCGTGTCATGCGTGAGCTGCTCGCCGTCGGGTTCAGCGACATCTCCGAGATCATCGAGGTCACGCCGGAGGGTGGGCTCTCGGTCAAGGCCTTCGAGGATCTGCCCCGGTCGGTCACGTCAGCGATCAAGAAGGTGAAGCTGCGGCGGGCCAACCGAGGCGACGGTGACTTCGACGAGATGCTCGAGATCGAGATGCATGCGAAGCAGCCCGCCCTCGACCGTCTCTTCGACTACCTGGGCCTCGACGGCAAGGGCGCTGGGTCTGATGCTGCTTCCGCGCCGACGTTCACCGGCCTGACCCTGATCGGCCCAGAGAAGGATGCTGCTGAATGAGATACACGCACTCAATGGAGACAGCCGTGACTGACCTGATTGAACGACTTGAAGCCGCAGCCGAAGGGCCGTGGGAAATCATAGGGGAGCAACAGCCATGACACATGCCTTCTGGATCAACGCCGCCTGCAGGAACGTCCGCTCCACGACAGCGCACGGAGCCCAGAGGTTCCACCCTGGCCGGCGCCGCTCGTGGGCAGCCAAACACCGAGACGTGATCTGGGTGGCGCTGGTCGTCGCGCTGATCATCGGAGGGGGCGCGGCATGACACGCGAGATGACGAGGGGGGCGATGGCCCTGCTCAGACGCAACAGCACACACTCGATGAGTTACTTCCGCTGGGTGCCTAACGAGGGCGCTCACGAGTTCACGTTCAGGGACGGGTCACAGATGCGCCTACCGCAGGTGGATCTCGACATCTTCCGCGAGAATGGCTACAGCCTGATCTGGTCCATGGGCCACAAGTCCCCAGACTTCGCCAAGCTGGCTAAATGTCCCAAAATCACGCAGCAAATGAGGGGCGTCCGCTGACCGGATACCACAAGACCTTAGACTTCTCGACGAGCCCGACGCTGTGGGACTTCCTGCAGTCTCGGGCCTTCGTGTCTATCGTGCGCGGCTCGGTCGGCTCGGGAAAGTCAACCGTCTGCTGCGCAAAGATTATGAAAGCCGCCATGGAGCAGGAGCCTGCCCCGGACGGCTGGCGCTACACCAAGGCCGCCGTCGTGCGCAACACCTACGGCGAGCTGGCGACCACGACCGTGGCGACCTGGCGCTCAATCTTCGACGAGGAGGTGTTCGGGCCGATCAGGATGGGCGCACCGATGACGCATCACATCCGCAACGAGGAGGGCAAGATCGACCTGCTGGTAGAGTTCCTCGCCCTCGACAAGCCAAAGGACATCAAGAAGCTCCTCTCCTGGGAGGGCAGCATCATCTGGTTCAACGAGCTGCGCGAGATGCCCAAGCAGCTCGTCGACGCCGCCACCGCCCGCGTCGGTCGATACCCATCGAAGGCAAGCCGAGGGGTCGAGTGCAGCTATGCCGCCATCCTCGGCGACACCAACCCGCCTGACGAGGATCACTGGCTGCACGATCTAGAGATGGAGTGGCCCGATGAGTGGGAGTTCTTCGCCCAGCCACCCTCAGTGCTGACCCTCGAGGAGGCCCAGACGTCAGGTGTTGCCGTCGAGGATCGCGAGGTGATCGAGGCGTCCAACGAATTCTTCGTCGTCAACCCTGGCGCCGAGAACCTGAGCAACCTACCCGACCGCTACTATTCTCGCATGCTGCCTGGCAAGGACCGTGACTGGATCCGCGTCTATGCCCAGGGCCGCTACGGCTTCGTGTCAGACGGCAAGCCGGTGACGCCCGAGTACCGCGACGACCTCATGGCGCGGGATGACCTGCCCGTCCTTGAGGATCGACCGCTCCTGCTCGGCCTGGACATCGGCGCAGGGACACTGGCACCGGCTGCGGTGTTTGGTCAGCTCCACCAGCGTGGCGTCTGGCTGATCCACCATGAGGTGGCGAGCCTGGACATGGGGCTTGAGCGTTTCGCCACGCAGGTCAAGCAGGAGGCGGCACAGATGTTCCCAGGCCGGAGCATCGAAAGGGCGTGGGCGGATCCTGCGGGCAACGGCCGCGACGAGGTGTTCGAGGTCGCGGCCATCGACCACATGCGAAGGCGCACCGGCATCCCGACGTTCGCCGCGCCGACCAACAACATCACCGCCAGGATCCAGGCGTGGCGCTCGCCGATGTCGCGCCTGATCGATGGGCAGCCCGGCCTCCTGATTAACCGGCGATGCTCTGGCCTGCGAGCATCCCTGTCAGGCCGCTGGCGTTTCCGGCGCGTCGAGGTGTCAGGGGCCGAGCGGTATGCCGACAAGCCGGAGAAGAACGCCTATAGCCACAAGCCTGACGCCGGTGGCTACATGCTCCTGGGCGGGGGAGAGCATCGAGAGAACAAGGGCCAGGACCGCAACCGCTCGAGGGGCGGGGGAGCCCGCGTTGCCAAGCATGACTTCAAGATTTTCTGAGGAGGATCTCCATGAACGACGACATGACGCACTACATCACCGTGCACGGCCGCTTTCCTGACACCGGCATGCGGATAACCGAGGCCATCGACCGTGCGTCGGCATGGTGGGACAAGACCGGCCGCCACCTCGTCAAGACCGAGAGCAACCTGACCGAGGTGGGCCGCCAGGTCCGCACTGGCATCGTTGTCCCCGGCGAGATGACGCCCGAGCTGGACAGCGGGATCCTCCAGGCATGGCCCTGGGCGCAGCTCAACCAGCGTGAGCAGATGGCAATCGTGATCAGGTGGCACCATGACCACATCGCCGTGCCTGACGCCGGGGCCGCGCCCTACAACCCACGCACGGCCCAGTGATCAAGTACGGGATCCCCCGCTCCCGTGTTCCGGTCGCCGTCGTGTTCCAGCGCAGGATCACGCGGCGACGCTGGTGGCACCTCTTCACGGGCGACACCTGGGCTCACTGCTGGATGGTGGTGGCGTGTCCGTTCCCGGAGCCCGGCCTGATGGCCGATTACTACACGCTTAAGGTTGACCCACTGCCCTCGAGGCTGCACGTCGACATGGTCTGGGCGGCCCCCATTGATGTGCTGGCAGCCCTCCTCGAGCGTGACGAGGTGACCGACGTCGTGGAGCTGACACTCGACATCGGCGTGAACGAGATCCACTGCCCTCGAGCAAGCCTGACGTGTGTGTCTGTTGCTAAAGCGATTATGGGAGTATGGTGGCCGCTCATCATTACCCCGCGCCAGCTACATCGGAAGCTCCTGGCGCTGGGGGCAAGCTCTGTGAGGGGATATGGCTGACACCGTCAAGAACATCTTTAACCCACCGAAACCGAAGGGGCCTGACCCCGAGCTGATCGCTGCGCAGCGGCGACAGCAGGAGCGCCTCGACAGCAGGGATGCGGAGGAAGAGCGCAAGCGCAAGGCTCGCGAGAAGGTTCTCGCGGCCAGGAGCCAGGGCGCACAGAACCTCTTTGACACCGAGACCGGTGTCGAGACGACCACACTGGGTGGCTGACATGGCAAAGAAGAACGCTCCGGTCAATCTCAAGAAACTGATTGCCCGCGCCGAGGCGGCCTGGCAACGCAAGCTGCAGTGGCAGGGCATCCTCGACGATGCCTATGAGTTCTGCCTGCCCATGCGAAACCGCTATAGCGACAAGACCGAGGGCAGCCAGAAGCTCGACCGGGTGTTCGACGGCACGGCCATCGAGGCGGTGCAGCGTTTCGCGTCGCGGTTCCAGTCACAGCTCACGCCACCGTTCCAGACATGGGCGGTTCTGAGCGATGGGCCTCTGGTCCCCCAGGAAAAGAAGGAGCAGGTTCGCACCCAGCTCCAGACCATCAACAAGCAGCTCTTCGCTGCGATCCACGCCAGCAACTTCGACCACATGATCGGCGAGGTCTATCTCGAGGGAGCAATCTCGACGGCTGGCATGCTGATCCTCGAGGGCGACGACAGCTCGCCGCTCCTCATGCAGGCCGTTCCCAACTACCAGTTCGCGACCGACGACGGCCCGATGGGTTCCGTCGATGGTGCGTTCCGGCGATGGGAGGCACCGGTCAGGGAGATCGAGGAGACGTGGACAGACGCCGAGCTGCCCGAGGATCTCGCGAGGATCGGACGCGACACGCCCGAGCAGAAGGTCAAGCTCGAGGAGGGGACGTTCTACGACAGCCGGGCGAAGAAGTACGCCTACGTCGTCTGGTGGAAGGGCGGCGCGAAGGCCGAGCCCCACAAGATTGTCGAGCGGTGGTACAACGAACATCCCTGGGTGTTCTTCCGCTGGACCAAGGTGGCTGGCGAGGCGATGGCTCGAGGCCCGGCGCTCTACGTCCTGCCCGACATCAAGACGCTAAACAAGGTCAAGGAGCTGGTTCTCAAGAACGCGTCGCTGTCTGTGGCAGGCGTGTGGACCGCCGTCGACGATGGCGTCATCAACCCCGACACGATCCAGATCACGCCCGGTGCCGTTGTCGAGATCGGGGCGCAGGGTAACCTCCAGGCGCTCCAGACCGGCGGCCGCTTCGACGTCTCGCAGTTCATCATCGATGACCTGCAGATGACGATCAAACGAGCCCTTTTCGACAACCAGCTCCCGCCCGACGCAGGGCCGGTGCGCTCGCCGACCGAGATCATGGAGCGGGTGAAGGAGCTGCAGGAGGAAACCGGCGCACCATTCGGTCGGATCTCGCATGAGTTCATCCGCCCACTGCTCCAGCGATGCCTCAACATCCTGGTGCGCAAGGGCATCATCCAGATCCCCGGCGCGGATCCCGCAGCCCCGACGCCCGAGCTGAAGATCGACGGCCTGTCGGTCGCCATCGAGATCACGTCGCCGCTCGCTCGTGTGCAGCAGATGAACGACGTGGACGGCGTGGTCAACTGGCTGCAGATCTCGTCGTTCGCCGGGCAGGAGGCGGTGATGGGATCCGTCAAGGTCGAGGACATCCCGCCGTGGTTTGCCGACAAGCTGGGCATTGACCTCAAGCTCGTTCGCAGCGAAAGTGAACGGGCCGAGCTGCAGAAGGCCATGGCCCAGATGATGGCCCAGCAGCAGATGGCCCAGCAGGCTCCGCAGCAGGGGCAGTAACAGGAGGGAACATGCCAGTTTTCAGTGAGAACGGATGGTCTGGGCTCGAGGCAGCCCGACCGGACAAAACCGACGTTGATGAACGCCGCGACCTGGACCGCGACATCCTCGGAGCCTTCACCACGCCCCGAGGTCGCCGCGTCCTGCAGTGGCTGCGCGACGTCACCATCGAAGCATCGGGGCCGCACCCCACACTGACCGGTATCGGGCTGGAGTTTCGTGACCAGCTCGTCTACCGGGAAGGTCAGCGGGATCTGGTGCGGGACATCGAGAAGCGCATGGAACGCGCGAAGGAGGAACGATGAGTGCTGACCTGACTTTAGAAGAGGTGGTTGCGGGCCTGGACCCAGACGTCGAGGCGCACTGGACCAAGACCGGCCTACCCAACCTCAATGCGGTCAAGGAGATCCTCGGCCGGGCGGTGAGCCGAAAGGACATCGACGACAAGGGTCTGGCCGACTGGACGCAGGGCAAGGCCGCTGACGCAAAGCGGAAGGCGAAGGAGGAGGCCGAGGCCACCGTCCAGATCTCGAGCCCGGTGCACGAGGTGACCCCTGGGCCGGTCGAGCCCGAGCCCCTGGAGCGCACACCCCTCAAGGACGCGGTCGATATTGTGATTGCTGCGGGCGTCCCCGGATCCGAGGTCGAGCTGCGCGAGGCCGCCTCATACCTCAAGCTCTGGAGGGCAAAGCATGCCTGACGACAACAACGACGGCCTCATGGGCGTGGCTGGCGACGAACAGCAGACGACGACGAACACCGAGCAGGAGGCCGCGTCTGAGCCGAGAGACGATGGCAAGCCGACGCGTCCCGACTGGGCGCCCGAGCAATTCTGGAACGCCGAGAAGAACGAGCTGAACGGCGAGAAGCTGGCGAAGAGCTACAACGACCTGCGGGCTGAGTTCAACAAGGGCAGGAAGGGCCTGGGCAAGACGCCCGACAGCCCTGATGGCTACCTCGAGGACTTCAAGATCGAGCGGGAGCGCGGCGAGGGTGACGACAAGAAGACCCTCGAGCGGATCCGCGAGGTGGCTGGCGACGACCCCGCACTCCTGGCGTTTGCCGAGGTTGCCCACAAGAACGGCCTGACCGACAAGCAGTTCAAGTCCCTGGTCTCCGATGCGATGTTCGCCTTCGACGGCCTCATGCCAGAGCCATTTGATCTCGACCGGGAGATCGAGGCGCTGGGCATGCCGACGATTGACGACGCCAAGAACCTGATCGCGACCAACAAGAACTGGCTCGACCGCATGCATGCCGACGGCACCCTGAACGAGGACCAGTATCTTGCCGCACGTCAGATGGGCATGTCGGCGCTTGGCCTGCAAACCCTCAACGCCCTGCGTGAGCAGGCCGGAGAGAAGCCGATCCCGACCAACACCATGCGCTCGAACGGCGGCATGAAAACCAGGGCCGAGCTGGCGGAAATGATGAAGGATCCGCGCTACAGCGAGGACAGCCCCATCGGCGAGCAGTACCGCGACGAGGTGTCTCGCGGCTTCGTGGCTCTCACGGGAGGTCAATGACAATCTTGCGCCCGGCACACGTCAGGCGTATAAGCAAGGTGCTGGTGGCCCCCCAAAGGCTTTAGCACCCAGGGGGCGGGGTTTGGGTTCCCTCCTGTGCCTCGCCCCCGCCCACTGCGGCTCGCCCTTGCGCGGCAACCACCAGAAGGCCCACCAGAGCCTCTAATCTGGAGCAGACGACCCATCTGCCTCGGCAATCAGGGCGACGTCCTGACCCAGACATAGGCAACGGCAATCGTTCGGCGATGAACCCATCATCAACCGGAGAGATTGACCCATGTCAAAGCAACTCACCGACGCAGCGGTCGCCCAGTTCGACACCGAAGTGAAACACGAGTACCAGGGTATGGAGATGCTCCGCCCCACGGCTCGCGTTCGCACGGGTGTTGTCGGCTCGACGCACCGTTTCCCCAAAATGGGGAAGGGTATGGCAACGCCCCGCGTCCCTCAGACGGACGTCGTCCCGATGAACATTGCCCACACGAACCGCACGGCCACCCTCGAGGACTGGAACGCCCCCGAGTACACCGACATCTTCGACCAGCAGAAGGTCAACTACAGCGAGCGCCAGCAGCTCGCCATGGTGATCGCTGGTGCGATTGGCCGTCGCTGCGATCAGCTCATCATCGATGCCCTTGATGCGGCCTCGACGAGCCTGACCGTTGCAACGTCCGTCGGCGGTTCCAACACCGGCTTGAACGTGGCGAAGCTCCGCCGCGCCAAGCAGCTCCTCGACACGAACGGCGTCCCTGCGAAGGATCGCGCCATGGTGGCTCATACCATTGGCAATGAGCAGCTCCTCGGCGAGACCGAGGTCACCAGTGCGGACTACAATTCGGTCCGCGCTCTCACGTCGGGCGAGATCAACACGTTCCTCGGCTTCACGTTCTACTTCGTTGAAGATCGTGACGAGGGCGGCCTCACCCTGTCCACGAACACGCGCACCAACTTCGCCTTCCACGGCGGTGCCATGGGTGCAATCGGCCTCGCGGTCGGTATCGAGTTCAGCACCAGCGTGGACTGGATCCCCGAGAAAACCTCGTGGCTGGCAAACGGCATCTTTTCTGCAGGCGCGATTGACATCGACGCAGGCGGCATCGTTGACGTTTCCACCTACGAAGCATAGGAGGACACGCTCATGGCTCTCGATAAAACCAAGCTCAATCCCGGTGGTTCGCCGGGTGGTCGTGGAGACAGCCCGGTCCTCTGGACCTATGCCTCCACGGCGGATGCCCTCGCCACAATCGCGGCGTCGGGCTATTTCAACGACATCGCCTACATGCTCACGTCGGGCGACGTCATCTACGTCAACGCCTCCGATGGTTCGGCCTGGTATGAAGTGACCAGCTCGGCAGGGGTCGTGACGTCTGCACCCATCGGGGCTGACACGTTCATCCTGACGGGGCAGATCACCGACATCTCGACGGCCGGTCAGGTCTACATCGTGTCGCCTGTGGCGGCCGAGGTGGTCTCGGTTTCGAGTGTGATCAACACCGCCATCACGACAGCGGATGCCACGCTGACCGTGAAGACGGCCGCAGGCACGGTCGGCACCATCACGGTTGCCTACTCTGGCTCGGCCCCTGGTGACGTTGACACCCTGGCGGCATCGTCCAACACGGCGGTGGCGGCTGGTGCAACGGTCGAGATCGAGACGGATGGTGGATCTTCCACCGCCTCGGTCGCTCAGATCACGGTGCTGATGCGTCGCACCTGATGCTGACCGCTTGAACGGAACAGGGGCGGCTCGTTTCACGGCGGGTCGCCCCTTTTCTCTAGTGAGGTGACATGGCTACTTCCGACATTGATCTTTCCTCGCAGTCCCTGCTCCGTCTCGGCGAGAAGGCCATCTCCTCGTTCAGCGATGGCACCGACGCAGCGACGATCTGCGGCAACAACTATCCCGGCTTCAAGCTCTTCATCCTCGAGATCCACGACTGGTTCTGCGCGAAGCGTCGCTCCAAGCTGACGCGCTCTGACACCAGCCCGATCAACGAGCATGCCTACGCCTACCACCTGCCCACCGACTTCCTGCGCATGGTGGCGGTCTATGACAGCGCCTCGACCGGCCACCCTATCCCGACCAAGGATTTTGAGCTGTTCGGTCGCACACTGGAGACGGACAAGACGGCCGTCTGGATCGAGTACATTGCCGATCTCGACGAGAGCCTCATGCCCGCCTACCTGCAGGAGCTGATCGTCACCGGCTTTGCCGCCGAGATCGCCATCCCGATCACCGACCAGGTCAACATGCAGACCAAGTTTGCGCGGGACGCCTGGGGGCCGGGTGGCGTGAAGGGCGAACACGGCGGCCTGTTCAAGCTCGCCAAGCGGACAGACCGGGTGCAGCAGCCCACCAAGGTGGTCCAGGACTACACCCTGATCACGGCGCGTGGCTGATGGCTCGCGTTCACGCAATCAAGACGGCCTTCACGACCGGTGAGCTGGATCCGCTCCTGCGTGGTCGCGTGGACTTCAAGGGCTACCGCAACGGCGCGGAGCTGATGCGCAACGTCCTGTCGCAGCCCCAGGGAGGCTTCGTTCGCAGGCCCGGCCTGGAATACGTCGGCAAGCTGCCCTACACGCTGACGACGCAATCGTTCTCCGGCTTCACGGTGACGATGCCCAACGACGTCGGCTCGACGAGTGTGGGCAACCTGACTGACGACGACGAGACAACGAAGGCCTCGACGACACCCCCCGGCACCACCGACAACTTCATCATCTTCCAGATCGACTTCGCCACGGCTGCGGCATGCCCCGACTATCTCGACATCATCGGCCTTGGCGTTAACGCGGCGGGAACGCCCCCCATCCTGACCGAAGAGGTGCGCCTTCAAGACAGCGACGATGCATCGAGCTGGACCACGGTCGAGCATATCTTCTCGGAGATCTCGGAAAACCTGCGCGACTATCGCCTCCGCCTCAACGGCAAGCGGTATGTCCGCCTGATCCGCATCGGCACCACCGACGCAGGCACCAACCACTTTGAGATCAACGAGCTGTATGCATGGAACGAGGGCACGTCCATCTCTGCCGTGCGCCTCGTGCCGTTCGAGTTCTCGATCACGCAGACCTACCTCCTGGCGTTCACCGATCGCAACTGCAGGGTCTACAAGGATGGTGTGCGCCAGGCCGACGTGCCTGTGCCGTGGACATCCGCCCAGCTCTCGACCACCGACGCGGACCTGGGGATCACCTCTATCAACTGGGAGCAGGATCTCGACACCCTGCTCGTGGTGCATCCCGACGTGACCCCCACCTCGATCACGCGCTCGGGCGATCACGACGAGTGGCAGCCCGCAGCGTGGACGTTGAGCAACATCCCGACCAAGGACTTCGGATCCGGCGCCGAGGCTGTCTGGTCCACCACGCGCGGGTGGCCGGTGAGCTGCACGTTCTTCCAAGGACGCCTCTGGTTCGGCGGGTCCAAGTCCCGACCCCAGACGATCTGGGCGTCCAAGTCTGGCGACTTTAACGATTTCGACACCAGCTCGACCGATGACGACATGGGCATCGACGTCACGCTCGACAGCGCGGGCGTGGCTGCCATCTGGAACATCTATCCGGGGCGCCACCTCACCCTCTTCACCAGCTCGTCGGAATGGTACATCCCGATCAGCGAGAACGAGGCGGTAACGCCGACGAACATCGTTGCTCGTCGCAACAGCTCGCGTGGGTCCAAGCGCGGCCCCAGGGTGGTCGAGGCCGACGGCGGCATTATCTTCGTTCAGCGTGGCGGCAAGACCGTTCGAGAGTTCCTGTTCACCGAAACAGAGCTGGCCTACAGCGCGATCCCGATCTCACTGCTATCGTCACACCTCCTGACCGGTCCGGTGGACATGGCCCTGCGCAAGGCTATCTCGACCGACGAGGCCGACTACGTCTGGGTCATCAACGGCGATGGCCGGATGTCAGCCCTTTGCACCCTGCGCAGCCAGGACATCGCCGGGTGGACGTCAATCCACACCGACGGTGAGTTCAAAGCCGTGGCGGCTCTCCTCGAGGAGAGCTACTTCGCGGTCGAGCGGTCGATCAACGGGGCCGACGGCCTCTATCTCGAAAAATTCAACACATCCCTGCAGGTTGACGCGGCGAGCTATGACCTCGCCCTGAGTGTCGCCACGGGATCCCTGGCCGGAGCCACGCACCTCGCCGGGGAGGCTGTCGACATCATCCTCGACGGTGCCATTCAGGAGCAACAGACAATGTCCGGCTCGGGAGGCGTCACGTTCACACGCGATGCCTCGACAAGCTATCAGGTGGGTCTACCCTTCCCCGACGTGTCGCTCTACCTCGACGCCGACCACGTCGACTATGGGACGGGGATGCAGGTTATGGTCAAGACTATGCCGGTCGAGGAGGCTCTCCCCGAAGGGACGTCGGTCGGCCGCAAGAAGCGGATCGTGGACTGCACGGTCAAGGTCAAGGACAGCTCGCACCTGATTGTCAACGGCAATGAGGTGGCGTTCCGCGCGTTCGGATCCTCGCTCCTCGACGAGGCTCCTCCCGTCTATACTGGCGAGAAGAAGGTCGCCGGGATCCTCGGCTGGACCGAGGAAGCGTCGGTGACGTTTGGGCAAGACAAATCGCTGCCGCTTAATGTTCTCGCGGCGGCCTATCGGGTTGGAGTGTAGAGATGGAACCAGTTACGGCGATGATGGCAGTGAGCGCGGCGGCCGGAACGGCCGGCGGGGCCGGTGCGGCTGCTGGTGGCCTTCTCGCGGGCGGCGGCCTGGCGGGTGGCCTGGCGGCGGGTGCAACGGCACCGGCTCTCGCACTCGCGGGATCCTCGAGCCTGTTTGGCGGCATCACCGCCCTGCAGGGACTGTCGTTTGCATCGAGCATCGCAAGCGGACTGATGGGCATGGGGCAGGCAAACGCCCAGGCTGCGTCCCTGGAAGAGAGCGCCCTGTGGTCCGACTTCGGTGCGCGGCAGGAGATCCTCAAGGGCAAGCAGGAGGCGGTCGAGCAGCGCAGGCAGCTCAACAAGGTGATGGCTGCAAACATCGCCGCAGGATACGCCTCCGGTCTCGGAGGAGAGGGATCGATCAGTCAAGCCTCCATCGACGCCATGAACGAGGCTGACTACCAGCTCGGCATCACGCGCGACGACGCCATCATGCGCTCGGCAACACGACGGACGCAGGCGCGACAGGCGCGAAACCAGGCCAGCTCGACGCGCGACGCGGGTCTGTGGTCGGCTGTGAGCGGAGGCCTCGACGCCGGGATGAGCTACTACAACCGCGGAGGCACCACCTGATGGTGACGCGGATCAATGCCGACCAGCAGATCGTCAACCAGGGAAACATCTCGTCGGTCCCGACGCTGACCTTTGCGAGCAGCGCCGCCGACAGCCTGCGCATGATGGGCGAGATGACGCGAAAGGTGACGCTCGTCACAAACCAGCGCCTCGACGACAACGCCAGGATCGAGGGCGCACGTCGCGGCCTGGTCGACGGCTATGGTGGGACACTCGACAACCAGCAGCTCTACGCCCCGACCATCTACGGTGCGAGCTACACCGACAGCGCCCTGTCGGCTTACCAGAACCGCGTGGACCTCGACGCCCGCACGAAGATTGCCGAGCTGTCGGCGGCGCACCCCAACGACCCGGAGGGGCTGTCAACGGCGCTCGAGGCCTACAAGCTCGGAGCGGCATCGGAAATGCCCCCCGAGCTGCGTGGCGTGTTTGAGGCCCAGTATGGGATCTACGCCCAGTCGGCCATCACGAAGGCAAACTCAAACTTTCTCAGCGTAGCGCAGGCCCAGGCCGAGGCGGATGCGTACCTGCTCAACCAGCGGATCCAGCTCGACCTGCAGGAGAGCGCCACCCTCCTGACCAGCAGCGACCCTGCCGTGCGCGAGGCTGCGATGACGTCCATTGCGGCCATGCAGGGGCAGCTCTCGGCCACCTACAGCTCGACCATCCAAGATGCGTTTGGCAATGAGGTTCCGGCCTTCGATCCCCTGACACAGGCAAAGGCGCTGGAGCAGTTCCGCACCGACGTCGCCTACTACGGCTCGCTCGGGTGGTACACCGACATGGTCGCGGCCGGGCAGGGCGTGGCTGCTCTGGCTGCACTGGAGAACGGCATGGGTCCATCCATCACGGTGTCAGATCCTGATACCGGCGAGGACGTCCCGATCTACCTTGCCGATATGCTGACCCCCGCCGACCAGCAGAAGCTCTTTACCGAGATGCGCCAGATCGAGGCAGCTCGCCGCTCGGCTATCACTTTTTCCCAGAGCCAGTTCGACCGCAATCAGGAGCAGGTCAACGACGACGCCCTGCGTCAGTTCATGCTGGCCGATGACTTCCTGGTAGGGCAGGCACTGCTCGAGGCCGCGAAGCTCAATCCGGCCATCGACGCCGCGACCATCGACAAGATGCGCGGACGCCTCGAAAGCTGGAACGCTGGCTACACCGACCCGACCTACCTCGCGTTCTTTGAGACGACACTCGAGCTGGGCCTGGACAACCCCGACACGGGTATGCCTTGGCGGAGCGAGGATATTTTTGGCCTGCTCGATGACGAGCGGTTCAGCAGGGAGGACGTTGCCGAGCTGGCAAAACTCTTTGAGCAGACGCAGGATGCAAACCACTACCGCAACTTCGCGGTGTTTCAGGAGGGCATGACGAACCTCATGGCCGCCGCTGGCCTGCCGGATCCATCGACGAACGCGTGGATGGCGTCCGACGACCAGAGCCAGGAGCGTTTCCGCGAGGCTCGCCTCAACGTCCTCGACAAGATCGTTGATCTCGAGGAGGCCGGTGAGCGTGTGACCCGCACCGCCGTCTCCCAGATCATCCGCGAGGAGGTCGACCGGATCCGCGACAGCCTCGCCGCTCGCACCCCTCTCTCGGACATGGTGTCCGCGCAGATGGCTGAACAAATGCCAGCAGACGCCCTGATCTCGTATATGAAGGGCGGCGACTACACGAACCAAGAGATCGTCAACTTTGTCGCGCAAAACAGCGCACTGTTTGGCAACAAGGCAGAACAGATCCTGCTTGACCTGGGGAACGAATAATGCCCGCCAACCCGCAAGCCATCGCCCACTACCGGAACCTGCGCGAGCAGGCCAACGCATCCATCCCCAGCGAGGCGGGGCCGGCGCGGGCTGCTGCCGCCAACCCTCCTGTGCCGAAGGCATGGGTGAACGCAGGCGACATGGACCTGCTCGTGGAGCAGCGCCCCGATGGCGTGTTTGTCACAGGCAAGCGCCTGCCCGACGGATCCTCCACGACGTTCCCGGCCATCCCTGCCGAGGGCGTTGTAGGCCTGCCCTCCACGGTCAACGCCACGACCGAGGGAAACGAGCCGACCGTTGCATGGAGCGACATGCCCAAGGTCGAGGAGCCCAGCACCGGCGAGCTGATCGGCCAGGATCTCCAGCAGGGTTTCATCGAGCTGATGGAGGGGAGGATTGGCGACCGTGCCGCCGAGGAGGTGTTCCGCAACGGCCTTAACCTCTTCTCCGAGGCCCGTGATTTTTTGGCCTCCGGCATCCCTGACGAGACGCGCGATGCGCTCGGGATCCAGGCCGAGGTCACGCCCTATGGCGATGCCTTCGTCGGCGCGGTGAGGGATGTTGTGGGCCGGGAGGATGGCGACAACGAGCTGGAGAGTGTCTCTGGCTCCCTGACGTCGGCGCTGGCCCAGTTCCTAATCCCGTTCGGAGCCATCTCGAAGGGTGGGCAGGCGCTCGGCGTGGTGAAGGCCGGTGGCTGGCTCGAGGCGTCGGGTCAGGCTGCAGGCTATGGCATGCTGACCGACATCGTTGCGTGGGATGCACACGAGGGGCGTTTTGCCGACCTGGTGCAGTCTGTCCCCTGGGCGGCCAACCCGATCACCGAATGGCTCGCGACAGACGAGGACGGCGACGCCCTCTATGAGCGCCTCAAGACGTCGGTCGAGGGTCTGGCGCTGGGTGGCATCACCGAGGCAGGCCTGCGTGGTCTGGTGACTGCCGCACGACTGATCAAGCAGGGGCGCGTCGCTCGAGGTCTGCTCGGCGAGGAAGGCCTGGCCACGCTGAAACAGCACCTTGCCGATTTCGCCGCTGACGAGACAGGAACGGTTCGGATCCCTGGCGGCGGCGGCCCTGACGCGGGCGATGTCCAGCCCCCTGCGACACCCGAGGACGTCCGCAGCGTTGGCGCCGATAGCGAGGTCGGCCTGATGACGCCCGATGAGGTGCGGGGCATGTTTGAGGCCGAGCCGGAGGCAACCCTGCAGGACGTGCAGCTCGCCCCATCGACCGCGACGGATCCCGTCGTCGCCCAGGAAAACGTCCGCATCAAGCAGATGTTTGAGGACCATGTCGCAGCGCCCGCCGAGGCGCGAGACAACCAGGGACGGCTCGCCCCCTATCTGCGCATGACCGCCGACCTTGGCGATGACGTGGAGCTGCCCAAGGGGGTGCCGCAGTCGACCAACGTCGGCAACGCGCCCGCGTCCCTCGCGCAGGTGGACGAGGCTCTCGATCTTGCTCGCGGCGAGGAGCTGACGGTCGAGACGTGGGGCCGGTCGATGGCACACGTCTATGGCAGCCCCGAGGTGCCTGTCGCGCCCCACCGCCTGATCAATCAGCTCCAAAACGTGGACGCTTGGGCTGCCGATCTGGAGCGCCTGACCCCTTCGCAGCTCCGCAACGTCGAGGACGGCCTCGCCGACGCCGCCATCATGGGCGGCCTCTACAGCTCCGGCAAGGCGGCGCCGGAGGACACTGCGGGATTGCTGCTATGGTCATTCCTGTCGAAGGGCGTTGACCCGTTCACGCAGGAGGCCATGTTCCTCGACGTGTCCTCGCGAGGAGTGCGCGAAGGTATCAATGCCGAGATGGCACCGTGGATCCGGTTGGCCCTCGACGGCAACTTCACCAAAGACAAGGTTGCCGAGTTCGTTGCCTGGGCCAAGGGCGTTGCGCCCAAGGGCTCCGGCCTCGCCGGGGCCGGGACCGCGCACAACCTGAACGCATTTGGAGACTTCCTCCAGAAAATGGGGGAGACGGGGCCGGATGGCGTCAGCCACCTGCAAACCCTGCACAACATGATTGCAGACGGCACTCCGTCTCGAGACATCCGGCGCTGGTTTCACAGCAACGTCCAGGGTGTCGGCATCGACAACAAGGTTCTGTCGTTCACCCTCTTGGCAGCGGGCCGCACTGACGTTGTGATCCTCGACCGCGTCCAGATCCGCAATATGTTCGATGATGGCCGGTTCGCCGGGATAAACATCTACGACGGCAAGAAGGTGAAAGGACAGGGCAGTGGTGCACTGACCGGCACGACCTTTGCCCCGGTGACCACGGGCGCTCGAGGTCTCGCCATCTACGAGATGATCGAGGAGGCCCTGCTGGGCAAGCTCGGCGAGTTGAGCGAGCGCCTCGGTCGCGAGATGACCCCCGGCCGGTTCCACTGGGAGAGCTGGGTTCTCAAGTCTGAGCAGGAGGTGGACCACGCCACCCTGTCCGCCCTTCGTCAGGGCATCGAGGCACGTAACCGACCGAGCAACGGCGGCCCTGGGACCGGCGTCCCGGCTTGGGCCAACGTCTATGTGCGCCAGGGCAAACATGCAACGTACAACTATGGCGTCAGCTATGGTGTAGACATGGACGGCGTGCGTCACTACAAGTATGAAACATCTGACGGCACCGAGTATGTGTTCTCTCCGAGCGAGTGGACAGACGCCAGGGACGCCTTCAGCAACCCCAAGAACGGCGTCATTCCCGCCGACTTCAAGGTTTCGGAATATACGGACGCGCCATGGATTGATGCGCCGTCCGTCAACAGGGAGAAGCTCGATGGCATCATCAGACAACACGGCACCCCTCTCTCCGGCACGGGAGGTGATGGCGCGAATGTTTCGCCGGGGGATGCCGGTACATCTCGAGGCAGACGAGGGGGCGCAGCCCTCGCCGGAGGCGCAGGAGCAGCCGTCCTCGC